ACGAACGATCTTTTACAAATCGATGCCACCTCCGAGCCACCAATTGTTATGGCTGCTAACGTTCAAATGATTTCATTTCGCACAACAGGAGCTTCTGCCTCTGGTGTATCTAATACCTCACCGACAGATGCATTGTCTGTAGGCACAAAAGTATTTGTAAATTTGACAGCTGCCAATACCCTAACAATTTCTGGTAATACCGTCACTACAAACCTTGAAACACAGGTGGTAACTTCGAGTTCAAATATTCTCGTACATGCAGATCAAACCGGTCCTGATAGCACTTCAAATGCACTCATCCTCAGATCTGGTCCAACCACCTCTAATGTAACTAGTATCGAGGTATATGGTGCCAGTACATCGAATTCACATCAAAACATCATATTCAAAACCAAAAACACCGAAAGAATGCGTGTAAGCCCCGAAGGTTATATTGCTATCGCCAATACAATTCCCACAGAGGCTCTCACAGTGAGTGGAAATGTCCAAGTCACTGGAAGCAACGCGGTTGTTTATGGTAATACATGGGGTTCCAAGGGGATGCGAATGTATGCATTACCAAATACAGGTGAAAACAAGATTGAAAATATTGTGAATACTGGGAAGGGTCTCAACTTCTTTGCGAGTACCACATCCACCATGGGTGCGGCGAAGATGACAATCTTGGAATCTAGTAATGTGGGTATTGGGTCAACACAGCCCCAAAGCCTTTTCCAGACCTCTGGAGGATCTGCTTTCATTAATCAACAAGTTACACGTCGTAACAGCTACAATCATCTCAGCACACCCCTCGTCGTGAATAACACTTCAGAAATAACTGTGATCAATAGTACTTCCAATGTATTCCAACTCACAAGGGAAGGTACAGGTTCTAAATATGGCGCCAGAGCTTCTTTCAAGTTGGGTAAGTGGGACATGACGGATAGTAAATCCAAAACACGCCTCGATATAAACCTGGCTGACGATGATTATGCAGTTGATACCAATATTATGACCATACGCAGTGACGGTAAAGTTGGTATTGGCCATCCAGTGCCAGAAGCTTTCTTAGAAGTCAAGTGTTCGGGTGTGGGTGACACGGGTCTATTAGTGCATAACCACGATAATGGTGACGCCATAATTTCCGCAAAGACTGATCTAGCGGAAGGAAATGCCTTTAGTAGTTACGTAAATGGAAATGCGGGTTGGTCCGTGGGTATCACGGGGGCACAAGGTGATTTTAGAATTACCAGTAATGCGACAGTAGTTGAAGAAGCTTCTTCAACTTCTATATACATCGATGGATCTACGAGTAACGTCGGTATCGGTACAGATGCTACAAGGGGTGAATTGGAAGTCAAGGGTAACGTCGTGATCGGGAACATGCTAACATTTGGTGGTCTGCCAGGGAGTGAATTTGGGAACACCGCCTTCATAGAGAGGAGGTACGGTCAAAATCAAGCTAAGAATGAGCTCGTCATTTACAAGGGCAATAAGGGTTCTGGTTTGGAAGGTACCACGAGGATACGTCACCTCGCCGCAGAACACATATTTCAAACATATGATGATGCTGAATTTGATTTAACTTCTGGTTTGCCATTGACCGAACTTGATACAGCTGTTGATATTCCTTTACGTATCACCGCTGACGGTGCTGTTATCATTAATGGTAAAGTGAATACAGCGCCTAGTGACTCTGCGAACAAACTCGTCGTCGCCGGTAATGTTGAATTTACTGCGGGTGGTCAATTTAAACTCACTGGTATCGAGTTTGAAACGACAAACCCCGTATCAGGTGATTCGGTGAATATTTACAGAAATGTTGCTGATTCGGGTACTGCACGTGCAATGACTTTTGTTCATGAAATATCAGCAGGAAGTGAATTTGAGTTTGCTCGTTTTAACCAACAGGGTCACTTGGGTATCGGTACAGACACGATTACCGGGTCGAATGTTCAGATTCATAACTCAAGTACTTCTGATTCAGATGTTTTGAAACTGACGAGTAACGCCGCTGCTAGTGGCACGACAAAAACTGGGATGCTTCTGTACCTCAGTGATGCAGACGGTGGTTACGTGAGGGGATATCATGATACAACCAATGACATTGCAGGTCTAATTTTGGGTGCAGTACGTGACGGTACAGATGCCGATGCAATTCGTATTACACATACAAGCAATGTAGGTATAGGCACTACAAACCCACTTCAGAAGACCCATCTTTATAATGGAACCTTCCTTATCGAACAAACATCAAGCAATGCGGTGATAGAATTTAAGACAACTGGTGGTACATCAAATATTCTCTCTGACACTACAGGAAATGTGTATATAAATCCAACATCCACGGAAATGTTTATCAATAGCAATCTCACTATAGAAAACGATATCACAGTCGGTGGAAATATCGATCTTGGTAACGCAGTCGCTATCGATTTGGGTGGTAATACTGCGAATACAGCACTCCAAGTTGGTGGTGGTATAATAACAAATTCCAATCAGGTTGCATGTAAGAGGTATGCACACGCATTTACAAGATCTTCAGCTCAAAGTCAAGATGTTCAGTTATACTTTAGCGAAGGATCATTCTATGCTAAAATTGTAGCTGTTCTACGAGAAACTGGTGATGTGTCGCGAACGAGTACCCTCCTTTTAGAAATACAAGGTGGAACGCAGGATCAATCTGTTTCTACTGTAGATATAGCAGTTGGTACTAACAATCTCTTTGGTGGTACAAATTTATACCCATGGTCTGCAACGGTTTCAACTGCTAAACAGGGTATCATAATCAAACCAAATACAGGTAACACTTCGACCCAAAATTACGACTATGATATCTTTATAGAGCTCATGTCTTCCAAAAATGGGAAATTTGAGTCTATAAGAACAAATACAGGTGGTCATGGTAATGATCCAGATTCTTTGGATACAGATCAAATAACCGCTTTCACATATTAAATGTACTACGAGGGAAGACCCCGCGGTAGATTCAATTCATACATTTACGTCCTGACGGTATCGGAGACGGCGAGTAAAACAACGCCGGCAATAAATCCCATGATGACGTAATTCAATTCGGTTTCTTCATGACCAATTTCTACTTTTACCTCTTCAATATTTGGTTTCACGACAGGCTTCTGCTGTCGGATAGGAGGTTCCAAATCCTCCAGCGGACAATACGCTATCATTTATATAATATTAGAGATTAATTTCAGTCTTCTTCTTTCGCCTGGTTCGCTTGGGTTTAGAGGCACCAACATTAACTTCCTTCACCTCACCACCGGTCGAGTCACCCGAGACTGATACAATGTCCGACATGTCGTCGTCATCATCACTCATACGATTTGCCACCTCGGTGGCCATGTTCGTGTTCATTGGTGGAGGTGGGGGCATCATGATACCACCCATGAGACTTGAAATATCTACACCCGGTCCCTGCATCTCATAGTCCCCACTGGTACCACCCACGGGGGCATCCATAGGTGGTCCATCCGGGCTCCGTGTTGTATTTTGAACTGCCGACATCATATTCTTCACCAGGTCGGGGTTCTGCTTCATCACATCATTCATATTGGGCATCACCGATTTGAACATAGAATTGGTAAGATGGAACATCATAGCAGATCCACCGAGCATCATGATCAGTTTGATCTCTGGGGCGACATTGACCTTCGATCTGTATTTCACATAGAGTTCCTCAAAGACACCATCGTAGTCATCAGAATTCTCCATCACAGACTCCGACCAACCATCGAGCTGAATTTCAAAGGGATTGTACCTCTTATTGAGAAACTCCAAACCCGTTACACAGGCGATAAGCATACGCTTAGAAAAGCGGAGAGACTGTTCAACGTCAATACTGTATGTGATTCTCTTAACCTCGGACCTCAACTCATCAACACTGGAATATGCAGTGAGTCTCTTATTCACATTGAAACCCTTCTTCTCTAGACGGGCCAACTTATTCAGAAGATCAGACTTCTCTTCATCTATTGAGGTATATCCCTTCGAGGGTTGCTCTTCCTGGTAAGTATCACCAGGACCCATGGGTACATCATCATACAAATCTTCCCCATAATCAACCTCTTCATCTTGGATTGGTTGCTGAGGAGCCGACTGCTTATTGGGATTCACAAATGCATCCATAGCCTCTTGGTGATGTTGGGTTGGTACCTGACGCATTGGCTGACTGGGACGTGGAACTGGTCTAGGGCGGGGGACTGAGATCTCAATCTCATCCATGAGTGCTTGTTCGTCTGCGTCTAATTTCATAACAGTGGTGTTTCCGCGGTCGAGTACGATTTCTTCGTCCATCTACTCTTTATGTAGAAACTAAAAAATTTACCTTTAACGCATTTTAAAAAAATATATGTAAATAATAAATGCTCAATCTTAACAAACAAGATCTCACGGCCATCAAATCCATAGCTGTACTATTTGTTATCATCCTGGTTATTATGACCTTCACCGAAACCAGTATGTATCAACCCAGGCCAATCAAGATTAACCCAGTCAGTGAGAAGTCCATCTTCAACTTGGAGTCCAAGATTGAATGCACTCCTGGTCGCAAGGAGGGTAGTGCCTACACCAAGTCCTTGACCCCAGGTGGTCTCTGTGGTGCCCAAGAGCTCGTCGCCGACCATGCTGGGTATGAGATTTCGGATGGAATCGGTGGATCTTTAATCTAAGCTAACTATAAATGGCTCTCATTACTTCCCCTACAGAGACTATTCCAGATCTCAACTATGAGTATCACACTATAACCATTGATTCCATTGGTCAAGCTAGTGCTAATACTTTTACTTGCTTTCTTCAGCAGCCCCTGAAAAATGTTGTTCAGGCTCGCCTTCTAGGTGCCCGTATTAGTACAACCACCGCTACAGAACACTGCTATATATCCATAGAGGAACTCGATAGTATTTTTAGTGATAGAGCTTCCAATGTTTATGAGGGTCAAGCTTCTATGAGTATGCTTCGCAGTTCGTTTGCGAGTATAGTGACTGATGGTGTAGCTGACATTGTTTTTAAAGATAACTATACAATCGCCACACAATATATTGATCCCATTCGTCGAGTTGATCGATTCTCAGTTACAATCAGAGGTCAAGACGCTATGACTGTTCCAAATGGAAGTGGTGATAATTTTTTAGTTATTCGTTTCGTGTGTAGAAAACCCAACCTGTAATTTTCTTCCGTTAAAGTAGTATACCATGTCCGCTGGTATTGTTCAATTGATTGCTATCGGAGCCCAGGATGAATTTATCATGGGGAACCCCGAAATATCTTTCTTTAGTTCAACATTCAAAAGGCATGCTAATTTTTCACAGTCCATCGAAAAACAAACCATCCATGGACCTGTGAAAAACAATTCGATGTCCAGTGTTCAATTCGAACGATCTGGTGACCTCCTTGGTTATGTCTATTTTACCCTCGATGATACCTCCCAAGCCCTCGATGTGCAGAGGTGGGACACCATTATCGACAAAGTAGAATTTCTAGTCGGTGGATCTGTCATAGACACCCAAGATGCAATCTTTACCGAAAAAATTGCCATAGACACATTCGCTCAAAATGTATCAAAGTCCTCGAACGGAACACACCCGGGTGTCAGCGCCCGCTCCTATTTTTATCCCCTCCGCTTCTTTTTCTGTGAGGGACCACAATGCGCGCTGCCATTGGTCGCTCTCAACTATCACAATGTGGAAATTAGGATTTATTGGGCCAATCAAGCTGCAAACTATAATGTAGAATGCTATGCAAACTATTACTATCTCGATAATGAGGAACGTGGGAATATTGCTTCCAAAAAACACGATCTTCTCATAACACAGGTTCAAAAAAATATCGCTTCCGGTGAAGTTGTTCAAGAACTTACCTTTAACCATCCAGTGAAGTACCTGGCCTCATCAGACACAACCACAGATGGTGCCCTAACATCCCCAACGAATAAAGTTAAGTTAAATATTAACGGCCTCGATGTGAGCAATTATAGATGGGGTAAGCCACACTTTATCGATGTCATGAACTACTACCATACAAACTTTGTAACCTCCCCAGATTTCTTTCTTTATTGTTTCTGTTTATCAACGAGTTCTCTGCAACCAACGGGTACCCTAAATTTTAGTCGTTTAGATTCAGCTAAGATCATGAGTGAAACCATGTCTATTAATGACCCGATATATGCAGTGAATTATAATATATTACGTATCGAAAATGGGATGGCTGGTCTCTTGTACGCGAATTAAAATACGATGTTATATTAAATGGTCAAGAATATACCAACGATCGAGAGATCGACCAAGATTCGGTTTGGTAAAAATACAACAGACGATCAGGGGGATAATACCATCGTTTTAAATGCAAGTAATGCCGCCATCAATGCATCGAGTGGGGGATCTCTTTACATATCACCAGTGCGTCTCGATACCGGTTACGCATCTAAACCGACAGTTGTACTTATGATGTATAACACTGAAACTAAGGAACTCGTAGAATCAGGTGAAAGAGCTTCAGATCTTATAGGTAATCAGGGATTAGCGGCGGTAACAAACCAAGGTAATGTAACATCTAACGTTGTAAGTTTTGTTAATAATACAACCGCTCTTGTAACTCAATCAAATGTGGGTATTGCAAACTCCACACCTGGTCACACTTTAAGTGTTGGGTCAAATCTATACATCGATGATACTGGGTCTAAGGTTCTTGTAGTTTCGGGTGATGCGCGCGTCATCGGGGATCTCGATGTGATCGGTAATGTAACGGCAATCACAAGTAATAATCTTATTATCGAAGATGCTATTATCGAACTGGGTAAGAATAACACATCTGGGGATTTAACCTTAGATTTGGGACTTATTATGGGTCGTCCCGCTTCAAATGTCACCGTAGGATTTAAGGAAGAGACGAATGAAATGATTTTAGCATTCACAGAAAGTAGCGCTTACAGTAATACCATTGTACCCTTAACATCCGAAGATATCAACGTGCATGTATATGGTCGTCTTTACACGGAGGCCAATGTTGGTGTTTTAAATACAAATCCCATTCATACCCTTGATGTCGGTTCAAATTTATACGTGGATGAGTTTGGTTCAAATATTCTCGTAGTCACGGGAAATACAAACATTACCGGTGATCTAACGGTCGATACAGACACTCTATTTGTCGATTCATCAGCAGATCGCATTGGTATTAACACTAAAACACCTGACGCTGGGATTCATCTGATAGGTAATGCTTACGTGTCTTCAAATGTTATTATAGCTGATACTACAGCGTCTTCATCTAAAACTACCGGTGCGGTGACCATAGGTGGTGGTTTAGGCGTTGTTGGTGATATTCACGCCACACATGTCAACTTCGAGGATGTTGAAGCTGATAGTGTCACAGTGACTGATACTACTACTTCAACTTCAGCTACGACTGGTGCTCTAAAGGTTGCTGGTGGTATAAGTACCCAAGAAAACCTAAATGTTGGGGCTGTTGCTAAGGTATTATCCGCCACAGATGCCTCTTCAAAAACCACTGGTGCCCTAATTGTCACAGGTGGTGTAGGTATTTCTAAGAATATTCACGCTTTAAACGCCAATTTCGAGGATGTTGAGGCTGATAGTGTCAATATCACAGATACAACAGATGCCTCATCTAAAACCACTGGTGCTCTAATCGTCGCCGGTGGTGTAGGTATTTCTAAGAATATTCACGCTTTACATGCCAATTTCGAGGATGTTGAGGCTGACAGTGTTACCATAACTGATACTACTACTTCAACTTCAGCAACAACAGGTGCCCTCAAGGTTGCGGGTGGTATCAGTACTCAAGAAAACCTAAATGTTGGAGCTGTTGCCAAGGTAATCTCAGCCACGGATGCATCGTCTAAAACCACAGGTGCCCTAATTGTAACTGGTGGTGTAGGTATTTCTAAGAATATTCACGCTTTACACGCCAATTTCGAGGATGTAGAGGCTGATAGTGTCACAGTGACTGATACTACTACTTCAACTTCAACTACGACTGGTGCTCTAAAGGTTGCTGGTGGTATAAGTACTCAAGAAAACTTGAACGTTGGGGGAACAGTCACTAGCTGGGGAAGAATCGGGATAATCTCAACCACAGATGCCTCTTCTAAAGGCACTGGTGCCCTAATTGTCGCCGGTGGTGTAGGTATTTCGAAGAATATTCATGCTTTACACGCCAATTTTGAAGATGTTGAGGCTGATAGTGTCACTATAACTGACAATACTACGTCATCCTCAGCGACTACAGGTGCTCTAAAGGTTGTGGGTGGTATAAGTACCCAAGAAAACCTAAATGTTGGTGCTGTTGCTAAGGTATTATCCGCCACAGATGCCTCGTCTAAAACCACTGGTGCCCTAATTGTCACTGGTGGAGTGGGTATTTCTAAGAATATTCATGCTTTACACGCTAACTTTGAGGATGTTGAGGCCGATAGTGTTACCATAACCGACACTACGACTTCGACCTCTGCTACAACTGGTGCCCTAAAGGTTGCCGGTGGTATCAGTACTCAAAAAAATCTAAATGTTGGTTCAAACGCACACATATCATCAAATCTTGAAGTTGGTACTGCAAATCTATTTGTAAATACATTGACTTCGAACGTGGGAATTGGCACTAAGACTCCGAGTGAACTTTTAGATATAGCAGCAGTAAGTGGTGACCATGATGCGTTCATACGTCTTAGATCCGGATCTGGTGGTTCTCCCGTAACCGAATCTGGTATTAAATTAACNGAATCAACACNGTATGGTTGGAGAATAGCTCACAATNCCAACACGGATTCTTTAAAAATTGCACACCAAGATCAAAATGATGCCATAAATGGGGATAATTATATGGTTTTTAAAGCAAATGGAAATATTGGTATTGCAGAGGCGGATCCAACTTCAAAGCTTCAAGTTGCTGGTGATGTCAATATCACAGATGCGACAATATCTTCTTCTAAAACCACGGGTGCTCTCAAGGTTGCCGGTGGTATCGGTGTAGCTGGTAACATCCATACGAGTAATATCTATGCGGCATATGATACCGATGCAACTTCTTATATTGGGAGATCCGCGGTAGGTTTTGCAGGTGAAACTAATCATGCTTCTTTTGCACACATTGACAATAACACAACAGGGAATTATGCACTTAAACAAACCGAGGGTGGTACTACACACGTTAATGCGAAGTCGGGTCAGCATATTCGTTTAAATATAAATAACAATGAAAAGGCTAGAATTACAGGTGCTGGTGATCTCAAGATTGGATCTAATGTTTTATACGTAGACGTTTCAGAAACAAGTATTGGTGTTAATACTGCATCACCGGAAGCTACACTTCATGTGGTGGGTAATGCATACGTAAGTTCTACAACTGATGCAACTACAACAACAACAGGTGCACTCATTGTTTCGGGTGGTTTGGGTATCGCGAAAACATTATTTGCAGCAGATGTGTCATCTGGAAGTGTTATCGTAACAGATAACACTACATCTGATAGTGCAACTACGGGTGCTCTAAAGGTTACGGGTGGTATAAGTACTCAAGAAAACTTGAACGTTGGTGCTGTTGCTAAGGTATTATCCACCACAGATGCCTCTTCTAAAACCACTGGTGCCCTAATTGTCACAGGTGGTGTCGGTATTTCTAAGAATATTCATGCTTTACATGCTAATTTCGAGGATGTCGAAGCCGATAGTGTCACAGTGACAGACACAACTACTTCAACATCGGCTACAACGGGTGCCCTCAAGGTTGCGGGTGGTATAAGTACCCAAGAAAACCTAAATGTTGGTGCTGTCGCTAAGGTAATTTCAGCCACAGATGCCTCTTCAAAAACCACTGGTGCCCTAATTGTCACAGGTGGTGTAGGTATTTCAAAGAACATTCATGCTTTACATGCTAATTTCGAGGATGTAGAGGCTGATAGTGTCACAGTGACAGACACTACTACTTCAACCTCGGCTACAACGGGTGCCCTCAAAGTCGCTGGTGGTATAAGTACCCAAGAAAACCTA